AGAGGTGTGGAGCCACGGGTATGACCACAACGACTATCTTGGATATGCGGGCCTTTATGCCAATATTGTCACGTCAAAACAAACCATCGAAGCACAAGGCTTGCCTGTGCAGGGGTGGTCAATGCCTGGCGTTACTCCTGTCTACACTGCCGAGCAAAGGGGAAATGCGACCCCGTACAACGGCCTAGACACGCCTGAGAAATGGAACTCTGTTGAGGGTCGGTTGCTGATGCAAACCTACGCACTCACAGAGTCGTATTCTGGCGGATCATTTCGGGAAATTCCGAACGGGGCCTATCACGGATCGAGCCACCAGACAATTGACGGGGTATCGCTGGCTACCGCTACCGAGTGGGTGGACAGGTGCATAAAATGGCGCCTCGCCCTGCGCATCATGTGCCATCCGGCACTGATAGGGTCTGTCGGCTATATGTCGCTGGCAGATTTCACGTCGTTTCTTGATTACGTCGTAACCAAGTGGGACGCCGGGCTGCTGGAAGTCGTCACCCCGTCAGCGTTACCGTATGTCGATCAAAGCACGTCGCGGCTCGATTTGCTCAACGGAAACGGATCGTTTGCCGGGATTGATGTCGGCACTCCTGGTGTGTGGAATAACGTCGGCGGAGCCTACAACTCCTTCCCGCAGACCGGTGGGAAAGACAATGGGCCGTATTTGCTGATTTCGTCTGCGGGTGGCTCTTCCGGGCCAAATGCCAGACCAGAGAACTTGAATTATCGCGGTCTGCGCGGGCGCGTTTTTCTGTTCGAGGGGTGGTGCAAGTGCATGGACGGATCGGGAACGACAAGCGCTCGCGTAATAATCAAGGACTATCCGACAAAGACAAATCTGGATATTGATCACGTGATTAGCGGAGTCGGTATAGCGTCATGGCAGCGCGTGAGGATTCCTTTCACGATACCGATGACAACGGATGCTGGAGCAGAAACAGGCTCTATTTTAATCCAGCCGCACAGAAATGGCGGCGGGTCGTGCGGATGGTCTCAGGTGTCCGTGAAAGCGGTTTGACATGTCGTTTTCATGGCGTCCGCACACCCCGTGGCGCGCGCACAGCACTTGGCGCGGGCAGCCGACGAGAATCCCGCAGGCCGTGCATACCGTCGTGCTAGCGAGACAAGCGCCAGTAATCCGCGTCCACAACAAGTAGAGCCGACATGCCACTGATCACCATCACCCCGCCTGACGCAGAGCCGGTCAGCGTTGAAGACGTAAAGATCGCCGCGCGTCTCGACGCCGAATCATTTGACGACCAGATGGCGCTGCTCCTGATTCCGGCGATTCGCGCGGAAGCAGAGCACCGCCTTGGCCGTCGGCTGATCACGCAGACTGTTGAGCTTGTCCTGGATGAGTTCCCGGACGGCGAAATCGACCTGCTTCTGCCAAGCGTGCAGAGCCTCACGAGCGTCAAATACTTGGATTCTGCCGGCGCTGAACAGACGGTCATCAACACCGACTACAGCCTGGACAACGCGAAATCTCCGGCCCGCGTCCTGCTCGACACAGACGCAAGCTGGCCGTCAACGTATGCCGTTCCGAATGCCGTGCGCGTGCGCTATGTCGTCGGGTATGGCGATGATGACGCATCGGTGCCTGCCAATATTCGCCTGTGGATAACCGCCATGGTGGTGCAAGCGCTGGACAATCCGGCTGGCCTGAACGTCGCCGCATTGCAACCGCTGCCATTCATTGACCGCCTGCTCGACGCCGAGCGCTTTTATCCGGCCTCCTGATGCAAACGACGCAATTCGACCCGGGCCGCGCAAAGCACCGTGTGCGCATCCAGCGCAAGAGCGTAACGCGCAATGCGATCGGCGAAGAGGTCATCAAGTGGCGCGACGTCGTGCTGACCGGCGATAAAGCCGTATGGGCTGAAGCCTGGCCGCTGAAAGGCCGCGAGTTCTTCGCCGCGCAACAGACGCAATATGCCGCTGATGTTCGCTTCCGGATTCGCTACCGATCGGACATCAATCGCGAGCATCGTGTGCTGTGGAATTCCGATCCGTATGACATCGTGCAGATTATCGACGTTGGCGCAGTGCATCACACGACCGAGATCCTGGCTGTGAATGGGATCCGCAACGGGGCGAACGCATGATCAGGAGAGAGTATGGCGGGGACTTCGGAGGGATCACTGTAGAGCTTCATGGAGTTGACGAACTCAAGCGCGCTCTCGAGCAGGTTCCGGACAAGCTCAAAAAAAAGGGTTTGCTCAAAGGCCTGAGACTCGCCGGAAACCTCGTGCGCGATGTGGCGCGCCGTGCTGCGCCGTTGCTGTCGACTCCTGTGCCGTATCGACAGAAAGGCACCGTCCGTAAAAATATCGTCGTGCGTTCGTCGAAGTTCGCCAGAAGGGCCGGGGACGTTGGCGTTTTCATCGGCGTCCGGCAGCTGAAAGGCGCGCGCACAAAAACACTCGGCGCAGCAGGGGCAAAGAATCCAAACGATCCCTACTACTGGTCGTTTTTGGAGTTCGGCACCAAGAAAATGTACAAGCGCCCGTTTCTTGCGGTCGGCGCGACGGTGCTTGATCAGGCGTCAGACGTCATCATCAGAGAATCGACCTCCGCAATCAACAAGATCAACACCGGGGCAGCCTGATGTCCGTTGAATCCGAACTCTATGCCGCGCTCGCCGGCCTGCCGGCGCTCACCTCGCTGGTTGGAAAGCGCATCTACCCGGATGTGATCCCGGAAGACGCAGACCTGCCGGCCGTCGTCACCGCGCGCCAGGGCACTGAGCCGGTGATCGGAATCGGCGGCGCCAAGTTCGGCGAGTTCGCGCAGATGGTCGTCTCGTCATGGGCGCCGACTCGCACCATGGCCGAATTAGTCGGCGATCAGATCGCCGAAGCCCTGCGCGTCGCAGGAAATCCGGTAACGAACCGCGCAGGCGGATACGACGAGGAAACCGGCAATTTTGCCGCAACGCTCGATACCACTTGGTTCACAGCGGCGTAACCCGCACCAGCACCACCAACGGCCCCGAAAGGGGCTTTTTTTTCGAGTAACGCCAGGCCCCGAAAGGGGCTTTTTTTTGGGAAATTGAAAAAATGGCAACGGCAAAAGTATGGAAAAACGTCGCTGTGGCAATGCAATCTGCTCTCGCCGCGGCCAAAACGATCACCGGCATTACCAAGGCAAGCCCCGGCGTTGCCAGTTCCGTGGCGCACGGATACGCCAACGGGGATTTTGTCTATCTGTCGGTCAACGGCATGTTTCAGCTGAATGAAAAGGTCGTCAGGGTTGCCGGCGTGGCGGCTGATACGTTCCAACTTGAGGGCGTCGATACGACGCTGTTCGATACCTTCACGTCTGGCACGGCTGAGAAAATCACGTTTGGTACGTCGATCACCACGGCTACCAACATCACGGCAAGCGGAGGTGGCTTCGAGTTCATCCCGACGACGACGATTCACAGCAACGTCAACACGTCGATCCCGGGTCTGCCTGAAGCCAGCAATTTCACCATGGACCACATCCACGACATTTCAGACGCCGGCCTGCTCGCCATGAAAGCGGCTTCTGACGTACAGGCGAAAAGGGCTTTCCGCTTCACGTGGGGTTCCGGCGGCCAGATCATGGTCTTCGCCGGCTACGTTGGCGCCTCGCTGCTTCCTGGCGGGTCCGCGCAGCAGCTTGTGACCACGCCGACCGCCATCACGATGAACGGCACGCCGACCTATTACGCATCATGAGTGCGCTTCTGCAGAAGATGTTGCGGGCTCGCGAGGTCCGCATTGTCACCGGCTCGCCGCGGCAACACACGTTCATTGCTCGCCGTCCAACGCCGATCGAGCGACAGGAAAAGTTCAGCGGCGACAACCCGGCGCGCGGCATCCTATCGCTCGTCATCGGGTGGGAAGACGTCACCGAGGGCGATCTGATCCCAGGTGGAGATCCTCACCCGCTGCCGTTCGACGCTGACGCCTGCGCAGAGTGGTTGTCGGATCGCCCTGACCTGTTCGCCGCCGTGGTCGATGGCGTCGTCAAGGCATACGACGCCTATGCCCAAGGGCTTGACGACATCCTGGGAAACTAACCGCCTGGCTGGAAGAGCAGGAACTGCCGGAGCAACTCCGGTCAGGCGAGAAGGCTGCGCCACGCACGGCACAAGCGGCTGTGCGGGCGTGGAACCTCATGGGCGGACTCGATTGGCAAGCGTTGCCGATCGTCGTGGACATGTTGGGAATCGGAGATCCTGAAGTGCTCATTTATCAGCTGGTGACACTGCGCGAGCACATGCGCACGAAAGAGGCCTGAGCATGGCAATTGCAACACTGACCGTCGACATCAATGCCAAGCTCGCCGGCATTCAAGGCGACCTTGGCAAAGTGTCGCGCATGGCAGAGCAAAACGCCAAGCGGATCGAGTCTGCCTTCTCTGGCGTAGGCTCGGCAATCAAGGGCGCATTCGCCGGGCTTGGCGCGTCGATCGTTACCGGCTTCCTGTCCGATGTCGTGCAGCAAGTGGTCGACGCGCAAGATGCGCTGGTCGATCTGAGCAAATCCACCGCAATTTCAATCGAAACGCTTTCCGGGCTAGGTTTCGCAGCAAAGACAACTGGTAGTGACCTAGACAGCATCGCAGCGGCCATCAACAAGCTACAGGTCAACATCGGCAAAGACCCCGAGAAGTACAAGCAGCTCGGCATCAATGCAAAGGACGGATACGAGGCTTTCAAACAGCTTGCCGACATCTTCGTCGCCATCGAAGAGCCGGAGAAGCGCGCTGCAGTCGCTGCCGAGGCGCTTGGCAAATCATGGGCCGGCGCTGCTCCAGCGCTGTCTGAGGGAGCCAAAGGATTCGAGGCTCTTGTCTCCAAAGGAAAGGATGTTTCCGGCGTCACTGCCGAGTCAGCCGCAAAAGCCGCAGAACTGAACGCAAAGCTTGACCTGCTAAAGGCGCGCGCTGGTGGCGCCGCTACAGAGCTTGTCAATTCGCTTGTGCCGTCGCTCGACCGCACGGCCGCCAGAATGGAAGCGCTCGCTGCTCAAGGGCAAGGCCTGCAGGCTGTCTTTGCCGGTCTGATCGGGCTGGCAAAGCTGCCGTTTGACTTGGCGCTCGGAGAGATTGACACCTCGCGCGCCGGACAAATCAAGGATCTTGAAAACAAGCTGCAATCGCTGGAGACCAAAGCCAAGCGCGCGACCGGTCAAGGCGGATTCCTCGGTGAATTGGTGTTTGGCAAGCCTGGAGAATTTGACCAGCAGATTGCCGTTACCAAAAATCAGATTGAGGCGCTGAAGAAGTTCAGCAAGGACGGCGCCAAAGCCGGCGACGAAGCCGCGAAAAAGCCGCCATCGGACGCAGCCATAAAGCAATTCGTCGGCGGTGGCGGTGGCGGTGCAAAAGCCGGAAGCCGGGCCGGCAAAGCAATCGACGACGGCGCCCGCTTGGTCGAGCAACTGAGAGACCAGATTCGCGCGACGCAGGATCTTACCGAGGTCGAGAAGCTGGAATTGGCGATTGCCGATGGAAAATATAAGACGGCAAGCGCCGGCAACCTCGCTCTTGCAATGTCGTATGCCGAAACGCTAGACAACATCAAGGCAACCAAGAAGGCGGTGGAGGAAGAAACAGACGCTCACAAGAAGCGGCTGGAAGTCTTCGCGGAAGGTGCGCGCGTCACCGAGTCAGTGCGCACGCCGGCTGAAGCGCTCAACGCTGAACTGGCACACCTGCTCGAACTGCTCGACGCCGAAGCGATCAGCATGGAAACATTCGGCCGCGCTGCAAGCAAAGCAGGCGACGACATGCAGCGGCTTGAATCCAAGACCGAAGAGACAGCCGACACGCTAACCGAGTTTGCCCGCTCAGCCGCGCAAAACATGCAGACGGCGTTCGCAGACTTCCTTTTCGACCCGTTCTCAGACGGCACCGACTCCATGCTGAAGAAGTTCGGCGAGACCATCAAACGGATGATTGCCGAGGCCGCGTCAGCCGAAATCATGAAGCGCCTTTTCGGCGACTTCGGAAGCAAGGGCGGAGGCGGCGGACAGATCGGCGGATGGGTTGGCTCAATCCTGAGCAGCCTGCCATCGTTCGACGTCGGAACTCCCTACGTGCCGCGCGACATGGTGGCAAAGGTGCATCAAGGCGAGCGCATCGTCCCGGCCGCGCAGAACCGGGCAGGCGGTGGCGGGCAAAGCATAAGCGTCGTCATCAACATGGCTGGCGGATCGAGCGGAAGCGACCTCCGGCAATCGGCCGGCGACATCGCGCGCCGCATCGGCCAGACCGTATCAGGAGCCGCCCGCTATGCCTGAGTTTTTGGAAGAGCGACTCCCGGAAGAGATCCGTATGGGCGCGCAGGTCCGCGACAGCTACGAAGTCCAGATCACGCGCACCGCTGGCGGCGCAGAGCATCGTCGCCTGATTCATTCCTTGCCTTTACGGCGCCTTGTGATCAACTTTACCGGGCTGCGCGATGACGTGATCAAGCGAGTGATGGACCTCTACAATCGCGCGCACGGCCGATATGCCGGGTTTCGTGTCAGATGGCCTGACGACTGCACGACAGCCACCGATGGCCGTGGTGCGCCGACAGCGATTGATCAGGATCTGGAGCTAGTCAGCGCTGGCGTCTATCAGTTGCAGAAAGCCTACGGGCTGGGCGCAACGGCTGGAGCGTCTGGCTATCCTGTCCGCACCATCTTCAAGCCTGTTTCCGGGACTGTCCTTGTCTCGATCGGTGGCGTTGTCCCGACGCTTGGCCTGTCGTCTGTCTCGACAACCGGGCGAGTCACTTTCGACGCCAACAAAACCCGCGCCATCACCGCCATCACCAAAGCCGTGCAGGCGGTCATTTCGTGCGCTGGCCATACCTTTGTGGCCGGCGAGTCGGTGCACCTCTCCGGCGTGGTCGGCATGGTCGAAATCAACGGATTGCGCGGTCTGATTGTCTCTGTCGTCGCCAATGTCTCGATCACGGTCGCTATCAACAGCGCAGGATTCACCGCTTACACCAGCGGCGGCACGGCCAACACCAGGCCGCAGTCTGGCGAGGCGGTCAAAGGCGGCTGCGAATTCGACCTGCCTTGCCGTTTCGACTCCGACGTCGACGCCACACTGCTGACCCGCTCAGTGCGCGAAATAGGATCAATGGAAGTGGTGGAGCTGCTGAATCCATGAAGGTGACAGTCGCCGCACCGGAGACGCGCATCCTATGCCTGCGAATCGAACCGGTATCTGCTGGCCCGATCTACCTGACCGACTATCCGCGCGACCTCGTTATCAGCGGGCACACGTACCTGTCGACCAGCGGCTACGAATTCACCGGCTATTCTGCAACCGCAGACTTTGCGCCGGCGTCACTCGACCTTGACGGAATCGCTGGCGCTGCTGGTATCACCAGGGCGGCGATTGCCAGTGGCGTATTCGACGGGGCGCGCTGCTACATCTTCGCCACCTCGTGGGCGGCTCCGATCGAGAACGAAGAACAGATCACGGCCGGCGTATTCGGCAAAGCAACGCTGCGCGACGACCGCTATCAGATCGGGGGCGTCAGCCTGATAGACGCACTGAACCAGGTGGTCGGCGATACCTACGGCGCCGCCTGTCCGAAGACATTCTGCGGCCAGGAATACGCGGGATGCATGGCGGACCCTGTGGCGAACACCGTGACTGGCACGCTAACGCACGTGACCAGCACAACGTCATTTAGAGACAGCGCTAGGGCAGAAGCCGCCGACACGTTCGGCGCCGGCACGATTCAATTCACGACTGGCGCCAATGCCGGCTTGAAGCCGCTGGAGATCAAAGCGCACGCCGCTGACGGCACGATCACGACCTTTGATGGCGCCTATTACACTCCGGCCGTTGGCGACAGCTACACGATGCTACGCGGCTGCCGGAAGCGTCTGAGCGACTGCCAAAACCGGGTCGGCGGCTCGAACGTGGTCAACTTCGGCGGCTTTTTGTGGATTCCAAACGGATCGACATATGCTCACGTCGGCAGAAGCGGCGCCGCATGACAATCTGCGTAGCCATGTCGGAGAGGAATAGCGCGTGCCAATAAACACCAACTGCCGGAGTTTCGCGCACGACGGGATTTGCACACACCAAGCGGCCCCTCGTCGCCTATTCGGCCCATCAAGATGCATTGTCTGGCTGTTTGAGGCCGGCAAGCATTCCGATCCACGAGAAACCGTGCCGGTTTGCGCTCTTCGGTCTGAGATGCCGCGGCCAAAGCTTCCGCCTGTAAAGCCATGACCGCGGACGACATCATCGCCGCTGCTCGCGATTGCATCGGCACGCCATTCGCTCACCAGGGTCGAGTGGTCGGCGTCGGGCTCGATTGTGCGGGCGTTGCAGTCCATGCCGTGCGCGCGCTCGGGGTTGATGTTCTTGACGTAACCGGATACGGGCGGACGCCGAACAAGGGCCGATTGACCGCCGCCATGGACGCGCAGCCCATGATCGAGCGCTTGCCAGACATCGCCGACCGATCCGCTGGCGACATCCTGCTGATGCGATTCTTGGGCGAGCCGCAGCACGTCGGGATCTGCACCGGCTCCGGCATCATCCACGCATACGAGGCTGTCGGCATGTGCTGCGAGCACGATCTGTGCGCCAAGTGGCTCGCGCGCATCGTGCGCGTCTATAGGGTCAAGTGGCTCTCATGAGCACAGCAGGGCAAGCACTCGGCGGGCTAATCGGCGGCGTTGTTGGCTTCTTCAATCCTGTCCTTGGCTGGCAGGTCGGCGCGCAGCTTGGAATATGGCTCGGCGGGCTTCTCGACCCACCAAAAGGCCCGACAGTCACCGGGCCGCGGCTTGGCGACCTCACCATTCAGACGGCCACATACGGCGCCGTCATTCCGCGCGTCTACGGCACGGTCCCGATCGTCGGCAATCTTTTCTGGCTGGAAAACAACGCCATCCGCGAAACCGTCGTCAAGAAAAAGTCAGGCGGCAAGGGTGGCAGCAAGACCAAGACGAAGACATACGTCAATTATGCGACATTCGCTGTTGGCTTGTGCAAAGGCCCGATTACAGGCGTTAAGCGCATCTGGATAAAGGGCGAGCTGTTCTACGATGCAGGCTCATCGGACGGCGCAACGATCGCCGCGTCGAATGCCGCATCCACCGGCTTTACCGTCCATCTCGGGACAGACACGCAGCTGCCGGATACCCGCATTCAAGCCACGCTCGGCGCCGCCAACACGCCGGCATGGCGCGGGCTGGCGTACATCGTCTTCCTTGACCTGCCGCTGGCGCAGTACGGCGATAGCCTCGTCGGCGCGCAGGTAAAAGTCGAAGTGGTGCGCACCGGAACCGAACAGCACTATTCAGCGACGTATGGCGCGCTGCCGAACCGGGCATGGAAATATGTCGCCTGGACTGGAGCTGAATTTCTAGCTGTACAGCAAAGCAGTTCACATATCGCTCGATCATCTGATGGGGCTGCATGGACAGAATCAGTCCCGACGTTTTCAGGAGCATTTATTCAAGGGATGGTTCAGACATCGAAATCAATCATTTTGATGTCAAGCGCAAACCTCTATAGATCAACAAATAACGGCATCACATGGTCAACTATTGCGGTTCCTGGCGGCTATTCTGCGACGGCAATCGGATACGACGGCAGCAAACTACTGATGGCTGGGACGGCCGGTTTTTCGGCTCTCAGGCTATGGATTTCAGAAGATGACGGCTTAACATGGGTCGATCATCTGTCACCTGACTTGACTTCGTCATCGTCGTTTGGAGTCGTGCTGCACAATGGGTCTCGCTGGATAATCATAAACAACGGCCAACGGCTTTACACCTCTGAGACCGGACTAAGTGGAAGCTGGACACTGAGGCAGACGCTGATCGCGAGTAATTGGAATTGGGGCGACGCGATGAGCACAGGCCATGTTGTGCTAATCAGCTCTGGCTCTGGCGGCAACTATGCAAGCCCGGATGGAATCACGTGGACCTACTATGCTGCAGGGTTTTCGCTTGCTACAGGTCAAGGTTCAATAGTTGCAAATGACGGACAAGTATTCGTTGCTGCCGGCTCGAATGGCTCTTATGAGTGGTCAGCCGACTACGGCGTGACGTGGACGCCGGTCGCCAAAGTCGGCAACTTCACCAACGCGCCGATCGTCTGGACAGGCGCCGTCTTCATGCAGTTGGATCAGGGCTTCGGCCGCTGGCGCACGATCAAGCCATACACCATCGCTTCAGTCTCGCCGACGCTTGATGACATCGTCTCGGAGGAGTGCCTTCAGTCTGGCATTCTGCAGCCGGCAGACATCAATACTGCAGCGCTAACCAGCACCGTGCGCGGCTATACCGTGGCGAGTGTCGGCAGCATTCGGGGCGCTCTGACGCAGCTTGCGGCATCATGGCCTTTCGACGTGGTGCAGAGTGGCTACGATGTGACCTTCGTCCCGAGGGGCGGCGCATCCGTGCAGACCATCCCGCAAGAAGACCTTGACGCGCGCGGCGATGGCGCGGAAGCAGGAATTCAGGTCACCGCAAGCAGGGAAATGGATACTCAACTCCCGCGCCGAATGGTCATCAAATACCTCGATTATGGCCGCGAGTTCGACGTCGGCGAGCAATACGCCGAACGCCTCAACACCGATTCGGTGCACGAGGAAACGCAGGAAATCGCCATTGTCTTGACGGGCGCAGAAGCCGCTGGCAAAGCGGAGGTGCTGCTGTTTATGCGCTGGCTTGAGCGATACGACCTCTCGTTCAATTTGCCGCAAACGTATAACCACCTCGAGCCTGCCGACGTCGTGACGCTCGAAACGCCAGAGGGTAACGTCCTGCTGCGGCTGACGGCAATCAACTACACCAGCGACAGCCGCTTGGAATGCCGAGCGAAATACGCCGATCAGGCTGTCTATACTCCGGCCGCTCTCGGGGTGGCGCCAGTTGTCACCGGGCCGACGACCATAGCATCATCCGGCGCCTCGTCGTATGTGCTGCTTGACGTGCCGTATCTCCACCCGGCGCAGGCGGACCCCGGCTTCCTCGCGGCGATGTTCGGCGTCTCTGCCGGCTGGCCTGGCGGGGTGCTCATCCGCACAGACGACAGCGGCACCACATGGAATGACCTGCAGGCATTTGACCCGCCGGGAAGCGACGTCGGCATTGCCACCAACACCATCGGCTCAGTCGATTCGCGCGTATGGGACAAGGCCAGCAGCTTGAGCGTCACGATGCTCAATGGCAGCCTGTCGAGCGTCACTGAACTGGCTGTGCTGAACGGGGAGAATTACTTCGCGTATGGCGACGCTGGCAGATGGGAAATCATCGGGGTACAGAATTGCACGCTTGTCAGCGGCAAGACCTATACCCTCTATGACATGCTGCGCGGCCGTGCCGGCACGGAGTGGGCCATGAGCACGCACCAGATAGGCGACAAACTGGTATCGCTCAGCCTCACCGATGTAACCGCGATCGGCATGGCTTCTGCCTCGATCGGCCTGACGCGCGAGTATCGCGGGATAACCTACGGACGCGACATCGACACGGACGTCGACCTTCCGTTCGCTTACGTCGGCGTCAATCTTGAATGCCTTAGCCCGGTCTATTTCCGCGGATACAAGACGGTCGCGACGAGTGACTGGAATCTTGAGTGGGTCAGGCGCAGCCGTACAGATGGCGAGTGGAGAGACCTTGTCGACGCCGGCCTGAGCGAGACCAGCGAGGCATACGAGGTCGACATCTTCGCCGATGGCACGTTCGCCACCGTCAAGCGCACGATCACCGCTGCGACGCAATCATGCACCTACACATCAGCGCAGCAGGTCACGGACTTCGGCAGCAACCAGGCGACCATCTACGCCAAGGTCTACCAACTCTCATCCGTTGTTGGCCGCGGCTACCCGGCAACAGCAACCATTTCATAAGGCAGGCGGCATGTCGTCAAGCACATCAAATCTCGATCTGGTATTGCAGGCGCAACCAGGCAAGGAAGTCACAGCAAATGAGCTGTGGAACTCCATGTCGGTCGGCGCGCTGTTCGGCCGGCGCAACTTCACAAGCACTCTGCTGACCTGGGGGTACTACGGCGGGCCGATGGTGGTTGATGGCGCGTTGACGGTGATCGCAAACGGCACGGTGGCATTGACGGCCAGCGCTACCAACTACGTCGAAGCGACCCGGGCCGGCGTTGTCTCGAAGAACACGACAGCATTCACTCCCGGCCAGATCCCGCTTTACACCGTGACCACAAACGCAACGGCAGTGACCGGCTACACCGACTATCGGGCATGGGTGACTCCTCTGCACGTCACCAGCAAAGCGAGCGTCGCTGTGACCGCTGCAGACGTCACGCTCACACAGGCGCAGGCGGCTTGCCGTCACCTGACGACAACCGGAGTCCTGACAGGCAACCGTGCCGTCATCGTGCCGAATGATTGGGAAGGCCTCGTCTACTGCAATAACACCGGGGCATTCACCACGACATTCAAGACCTCGGGCGGCGCCGGAATCGTCGTCGCGCAGACCAAGCGCGCGCACCTTCTCGCCGACGGAACAAACGTCGTTCGGGTCACTGCGGACGCCTGATGGAAGTGAATCCGCCGACCCCTCTCGAGCTGGAGCTTATCCGCTTAGCCGCGCCAGTCGCCTCATCTATCCTCGCGATCGGCTCAGGCCTCGCCATCGCGGCGATCAAATGGTACTGGGGCTCGGTCGTCAAGCGGATGGACTCCATAGCATCGGCCGTCTCGTCTGTGGAGGTCCGCCTGGGCTCGATCGAACACGAGATGAGGCAGCAGATAGCCGAGATTCGCAACCAGACGCAGCATCGTGACGATGTGATGGCCGGCAATGTCGCGGCGCGCCTGGAGCGCATAGAGGGCATCTGCGAGACTCAGCACGGCATCCAGCCGCTGCGCAGGCGCGAGGACAGCAAAGGGTCGGCGAGCTGGCTGCAGTCGTCTGACATCACTGGCGGCACGAGAAAATGAGGCCATGCGCCACGCTCGCCGCTTGCTGAATTGCTGGCTTGTGGCGATGTGGTTTTGGGGCCGATCGTGGTTTGCATACCCGGTGGCTATCCGGCGCAGTCATGCATTCGCGCTCGTGCCGCATTTCATCGCCACCATGCCGAGCCGCTGGCGTCACTTTTTCGCCGTCGAGTACATCCCGCCGAGGCGCCGGCGATGGACGCTTGATGACTTCGTTCTGCTGTTCCGGGGGCGATACAGGGTGACGGAATACCGGGCAGAGAGGGTGCGGTGGTTTGATGACCGCGATGCTGCGGTAGCCTGGATGGAGTGGGCGCGCAGGAAGTGAAAAGCCGCCCGGAGGCGGCTGTGTCCATTTACTTCTGTTGCCAATATGCCATTGGATCGCGCCATTCAGGGAGCTCAGCATCGAGCCATTCTTCTGCATTCTCTCGCAGCTTTTCAAGAAATTCCCAATTGCGCGAGCTTGATTCTCCGAAATACATCATTATTTTTTCGCAGTCATCAACCGCAACCATGTAACAGCCGTCTTTTGATCTGAGAAGGTCAATTGTGTAGCGCGTCATCATGCTGATGTCTGCGCGCCTGTCATGGCTGGATGCCTTGTAAAAAACGCTTGCCCTTTTCCTGCCGCGCTCGTCAATCAAGTGGAAGTGCATAGCGCACTCGGTGGCACGCTTTGTCCATCCGAAAGGAAGCCGGCACTCGACGAACAGGTCGTCAGCATCAGATCCAAAGACGAAACCGATGGCGGACAGGCCTTCTCTTGTCGTGCCGTTTATCTCCTTTGGCAGAATGTCGGCGCTCATAAAATAGCGCCGTCCGTCTTCCTCTTGCCTCTCCAATGCGCTCAGCACCGGTTATTCTCCTGCGTCTGGCTCGCGGTTCATGACGACTCGCGCATTGAGCACGCCGATCATTCCGCGATCGTAGCCTAGTTCGATCGCGTGTTGCGGGCCGTATGACATAACCCTGATCGTCTCACCGTCGTGCTCGCTGGTTACTTCAAATTCTTCCATTTCCTTCTCCTTGTTTCAATAGCCCATTGTGGGCCGTTGGTTACTGGCTGTCAGGAACGGCAAGCTTGCGCAACTCAGACCTCAGCCATCCCGTCCTCCCTCTCCGCTGCCACTCTGCGGCCTCTGCGGGAGTGATGTTGGCCACGATTCGGACCGAGGCCACTTCTGCCGGTGGCTTTGGTTTTGCGCCGGAGTTGGGGCGGTAGCCGCCGCGCTTGGTGGTAGTCATTGAACGACTTCCGTTATCTTGATTCCCATTGTTCTCGCGGCGGCACGAAGAGCGGCCGACGCCGTCTGGTAGTCAGTTCTTTTTCCAACCCGTCCGACGTTTGAAAACCACATCCAGCCATTAGGTGTTGGCGATGCGCTGACGGCTTTGTGACCACCAATCTCTATTGCCGACGATAGAAGGTTAAGCGTTGCCATATCGTTCTCCAGTCTGTTGCGCTGGCCCCTTTCGGGGCCGGTGTGGTTGGTGGTAGTCATGCTCATGATCAGTTGATGGTGTATTTAAGGGCAAGCTTAAGAGCCTGCTCTTCTTCTTCCGTAAGCCCTTCTTCGCGCAATGCTTCGAAGTCTGCCGAAATCGCCTCGCTTAGTGCGAGTTTCGCTTGATGCAGATCCATTGCTGCACGAAGGCTGCGAGCAAATGCGGAAGGGTCGATTGAAAGGCTTACACATGTTTCGTTGATGGTCATTTCGTTCTCCTGTGTTTGCTGATCCAATGACTACATTGTACAGGATATTCAAACGGTGTCAACACTTATTTGAGCTTTCCAGACAAATCTTCAGCGCTAGGATTGTAGTAAACCAACAGCATCCGCAGGTCTCGATGACCGACAATGCGGGCAAGCTCAAGCACATCAAACACCTTCGCCAGCCGCGTGATTGCCTCGTGCCGGCTGTCGTGGAACGTCAAATCATCGACGCCAGCCTTCTCCCTGGCCTTCCGGAACAGCGCGTCAAGGCTCGCCGTGCTGATCCCGAATACGCTCGCACCATCCCGCACGCCGGCCAGCTGCTCGAGGACTTCCAGAGCCTCGGATGAAAGAGGCACCTCTCGCGTTGCTGCCGGCGTTTTGCCGCGCGTCCGCAGGTATCGCCTCGCCATCTCAACGTCGCGCCACTCAAGCCAGGCGATTTCCCCGGCACGCATCGCCGTCTGGATTGCAAAGCGGTACGCGGCGCCGACCCTGGCCGTCTTCGTCTCTGGCGCCTCGTCGCGCGAATACCCGAGGCAAAACAGAATCCGCTCGACCTCCTCTTCTGACGGACGCCTGGTGCGCGGCTCGCTGCCTCGCGGGCGCTTCACCCTCTGCTCCTCAACCCCGTGCGCCTTGTTGTACTCAGCCTCGTAGGCGTCCGCCGCGGCATCAAGGCTGCCTTGGTTTATGTGCAGACATGACATCGGGTGCGGCTGCTCTTGCTCGTGCTTTCTCTGGTCGGCAATGTGCTTTATCCAATCGGTATCGCTCCAGCCAACAGGCGTTGGCGTGCGCTCGCTTACGTCTTCCCACTTCATGACTTCTCCCTCTGCCCATCAACCGGCCGAATCATCGCCGCATCAATCATGTCGTCTAGGCTTTCTGCTGTCGCGTACTGAGTTCCTTCCGCTATCAATAGATGAGTTACGGAAAACTCGATTCCGTCGCTTCTTTTCCAGACGTTCGGCTGCGGCTCGCTTTTCAGCATCGGTCCTTTGCAGTTTTTCAGCCAACGGTATCTGGCCGCGTCTTGCTCCATTTCCAAGTCGATCTGCACAAACTTGTGCCCGCAGTCAGCGCACGCCCATAAACCTGAAGGCTCGCGAGTGTCTTCGAAAACAAACGTCGTGATTCTTTGGTGCTTGCAGGTGTCGCTCATGGCCTATCCCTCTGCCCCTAAAACAACTCGATCACATCATCAACTGCCGACCGCAACCACTTGGGCCAACTAGGATCATCAAGCAAATTTTCAACAGTCTGCGCGCAGCGTAAAAGGTGATTCAATTTATCAAGCCGCTCGGCCGCCTCCAGAATCGCCGCATTGGCCACCCTGTCCGGGCTCTCGATGTCGCGGGCCAGCGCTCGCATCGCGGCGATTAGAGTGGGTGTGCTGGTGCGCGGTGTCGTCATGCGCTTTCCTTCTCAGGCGTCAGAAGGTGCTGCGTGATCCACGTAAGCAACTCCCCCCTGGACGGCAGCAGGTGCGTCTGGCGAGAATTCGACAGCCGCCCATCTCCCCATTCGATCACGGTGTAATACTCGCGAGACAGCCCATAGATCGGTGGCGTGATTGTGTAGCGCACGCCTCTCTGGTCAAAAATGCAGACCTCGTCCACTGCGTCGCGGGCCATGGCGAACATGCCGACCGGCACAGTTTTGAGCATCTGCTGGACGGTGGCGGCTAGTTCGGCTTTTTCGGGCCAGGTGTTGCCGCCGCTCATCGCATTACGTGCGTCGTGACGTTGCCGTTGACGATCTTCATGCCCGTTGCAGTCCTGCCGCCAGACTCGCGCTGCTGGCTTTCTGCCGGAGCAGGAAGTGCCGGAATGAAATCCGTACCACGGCCAGCCCCGGCCACGCGCATGTGGTCAATTTCCAACTTAGCGGAGTTGATGATCACCTGGGCCGTCTCGTTGATCGCCCGTGCGCGCTCGGTTTCGATCGGGTTTTCACGGTCACGCAGTCCGCGCAACGTTTCAAACAGCGCATCGCGCAGGGTATTGATGTCATTGGCCATTGCTTACTTTTCCTTCTCGTCTGTTGATCTGCCGGATGATGGCGCCGCGAAGCTGAACGAGCTTTGCCACTTCCGGGCCGTAGTTGTGGACCGAGTTGCGGCGCATCAGCTCGGCACGTGAAATGAGTTCGAGGTTATCGATGGCGAAATTTGTCCGGTCGCCGTCTCGGAAGGTAAGCGCCATGTCTTTCGGCACCTTCCCGTGCCCTGCCTCTTGCCAGACGATGTGATGCACCGGCACCCAGTCGCGCGGCGGGTATCCTGTTTCAGTCACCTTGCGCTGAACGAACCCGTCGACCACCCTCTCGCTGCCGAGCGGCTTGTAGTTGTGCGGCAGGCTTTCCGGCTTGAATCGTGTTGATGCTGATGCGCCGCCAGCCGTAAATCGAATGCCCTTGTTCCATGTGGCGTGGCCTGGCGCGAACCCGCTCCACTTTGGCGACTGATGCGCCTTCCTGGCGCACGCTTGCAGATGGGCTTTCATCCACGCCGGGTCTTTTTTGATCGCGAGCGCTGCGGCTTTGTCGTGCAGTTGTGAAGGCTTCAGGCCCATTTCGGCCGCGAGTTCTTCGGTGTTCATTACCGGATAGCGCGCGACGAAGATTTGCTCCTCTTCTGGCGTCCAAACGTGGCGCTGGGCGTTTCGTTTCATGCCGCGGCCCACTTCGCCAGCAGCTCGTCAATGGCGATAATCACTTCGTCGAGCTGCCAGTACTCCATGCCGGCGCACCTGTCGGAGATCAAATCCAGGCGCTCGGCAAATCGGCGCCACTCGGCTGTTTTCTTGGCCTCCTGCTCTGCATCAACGCGCTCGCGCTCGGCCCGCTCGGCCGCTTCCTTTGCGTCCTTCTCTGCCTGGATGGCGCGCTGCTGCTCGGCGATCTCGGCCTCCTTCGCGGCCAGTTCGGCCCGCGCTTTTGCTGCCGCTTCCCGCTCGATGCGCAGCTCCTCGGCGGCGATCCGGTCGCGCTCGGCCTGGATGCGCTCCTGCTCGGCCTTCGCTGCAGCCGCCTCAATCCGGCGTTGCTCCTCGGCGGCTTCCTGCTGCTTGCGCAGCTCGGCAAGCTCTGCGGCATGGGCTGCGGCGGCGGCTTCTGCGGCGAGTCTTGCGGCTTCGGCTTCGGCCTTGATCCTTGCTGCTTCTGCCTCGGCTGCGACCTTCGCGTCGACGATGGACGCGACGGCGGCGCGCGCGTCTTGCAGGGCGCCGAGGGCTTTTTCCTTGTACTCGCCGTAGGTGCTGTCGATTTCGAGGTCCTGCAGCTCGAAAAACAGCTTTTTAGCGCGATCCAACGAATATGTCGCAGCCGCGGCCGGGTAGTCGCGCAGAGCCTGAATACGGCACAGAATCTCGTCAATGCGCTCCTTCTCCTTCTTCTCGGCCTCTTCCCGGATGCGCGCCTGCTCTGCATCCCATGCGTCACGCAGGCCTTTCAACCGGGCTTCCTCGGCCTCTACGATGCCGATCAGCCGGCGCTCTTCGGCGATGACCGCTTTGCTGAATGCGTTGGCGTCGTCGCGGGCCGTCTTGGCGGCCGATACAATCGCCGTGCGCGCCTTGGTGATGGCCATCGCGGCCTTGTGGCACTCTTCGCGGCCGGCGCGGTTCGTGACTGCGGTAATGCCGACGGTTCCGGCCAGCAATTCGCGTAAATGCGCCTCGGCAGCGGTGGATTGCAGCGCGATGGCTGCGCGTGCTGGGAGGGTCAGTGCGGTTGATTCCATTCGTTTGCCTTTCTCTCGTGGTGTTAGGTGGGGCGGCAGGCCTCAACGATCAAGCCGACACTGCGACTTTTAGCGCACTCGCTGCCGCGGTGATCGCATCACGTGCGGCTGTTTCGATGTTCTTCGCAATAACCTTGTTCACGTCAGTAATGGCCGCTTTGGCGTGCTTTTCCAGCGTCTCGCGGATGTAGATGCGCATCAGGATGGTCAGACGAGGGCCGGCTGCTTGCCATTCGTAATAATTGTTGTCTTCAGCCTTTGACAGACCTCTGATGTTCACAGCCTCGGACATATACTCCTCTGCTCTGTGCGCGATGTACTCTTTGAAAGTCATCGGCGGAGTCTTTGCCTCACCGTAGGCATTCGTCTTGCGCATGTCGGCCATTTCGATCATTTCGCCCACCTTCGGAATCAAGTGCACGGCCGCAAGGGTTGCGATCTTTTCGTCCACGGCTTTCTGAATGCGGGCCTCAATCTCACGCTTGAAACGCGATTCGTAGCGCGTCTCTTCTTCGGTGTCCGGGTTGAATCCGGTGCTGTTCAGCAGCGCCTCGACGCACTGGTCAACAATGCGGTTTCCAAGGTCTTCCGGGCTGATGCCCAGCGCTTCGAGTGTCTTGATGTCCATGTCGATTTCCTTTTGTCGTGGTGTTAGGTGGGGCGGCAGGTGCTGATCCCTGCGTGACGTTTTCAGCTCTCAGCAATCGAGCGTTCGCCCCATTGATCTACGCTGCTGATTCAGCCGCTTTCGCATCGGCAGCCTTCGCCACCTTTGACCAACCGCCGTGTAAATGCCGGATGCTGTCTTTCTGCTCCTGGTCGAGATTCGCCAGCCACGCCGAGTACATCGCGACGCCATCGCTGGCAGCGGCATTGCCTGCAGACACGAGGCTGGCGTCAGGAGTTGGCGTGGTGTCTTCAGGCGGGCGCTTGGCTGGCTCGACCGTGAGCGGCTTGACGGTGTAGGCCTTCTTTGTGCCACGCGTCGCCGTCAGGGCCATGACGAGATCCTTGCTGATGTGCGACATGGCGCCGATCCGGATTCCGCCGACAGCGGCGCCACCGAAGCGCACGGACTCATCAAGGTAGAGAGTTAGCGATCTCCCGGCATACTTCGCCCCGTCTGATCCCCACGCCTTGACGAGGACACGTCGCATGGATTTACACGGTTTCCATGGCTTGCCTTCGTCGTTTTCGAAGCTGATGGCGACAGGCTGATCCTCGGCTACCAGCTTTACGCCGGTAATCGTGATCGTGCGCGGGCCGCCGATCAGGTCGTCTGCGTTGAGTTGGTCTGAGCGAGGTGCGATGGTTTTCGACAGGTCTAGCATGTGATTTCCTTCTGGATTGTCCTGGCTGTGTTTATGACGACCGGCTGGCGATCGAGCCAAGCCGCGTATTTCTGATGTGCTTCCTGCAGCCGGCGCTCGAAATCAGTCGCCGCTGCGATGATTGCTTCCTGGTAGCGCGCATCCGGAAAAACGCGCTTGACGAACATCGGCAGGCCGGCGCAGTACGAGACAAAATCCAGCCACTTGCGGCGCGTCACGAGCAAGCCAGTCTGGATTTGCAGCATGTACTCTTCCGGCACAGCGTCTGACAGGATGGTCTCGACTTGGAATTTCTGGCGCCTGCTCTTGCACTCGATCAGCCCGTCGTCATCAACAAGGCCATCAGGCGAATACCCGATGACGAATCCGTGATCGTCGTTCGTCACGAACCCGCACTCAGTGACCGTCGCGAAGTGTTCGGCGTACCTGATGCGCGCCTCGATCTCGTCGTCGTATCCGCGCAGTGCGTTGTCGCCGATGTAGCGCGGCTCGGTGTAGCCGGTGATACGCTGTCCGAGAAGCTCGAACAGGTGCGCGCGCTCCTTGTTGTTGCTGGCCGTCTTTAGCGACTGCGTGATCATCAGCCGAATCTCGCTTGCCGTCGGAATTCCGCAGCGCAGCGCGTGCCACTCTTCGCTGCCTTGCTCTATGTCGTGGTGGTAGCGGATCATGACAGCGCCTCTTCGAGCGCCAGCATGGCTTCTTCCAGTGCCTTGCGAGCCTTCTCCAAGTCGCGGCGAAACAGCGCCGTTTCAGCCATGTCGATTTCGTTGCGAAGTTTGGCGATCAGGTCTTGGCACTCCTCAACCTCATCAACGTCGTCGGTGTCAGGCGTCCGCGGGTCGTGCGGGTGGCCGGCAAAGATTGGCATCAGATCGCCATGGCCAGGGCAGCGTGATGGATTCACAGCCAGCCACCAATCATGTCGGCGAACAGCCAGACGAAGACGATCGCGGTTAAGAACAGCGCCGCCTTGTCGCCGCTGGTCGGGCCGTCGACCGGCGCTACGATCTGGCGCAGCTGGTCGTCGGTAAGTTTGATGCTGTTGATCGTCTTCACTGTCAAGTCTCCTGTAGTTGATCGTTGCCCGTCTCTCCGGGCCGTCAAGCCGTTCTGTGGTGCTAACCCTCCAGGCTTTCTCATGGCGTTCATTACGCGTTCACCACCTCGGCCGGGTTGTCGTGTTGCTGTCAGCTCTTCCCGGAGCAGTCTGCTGGCCTGTCGAATTCGGAATCTGTATCAGCGCAGCGGACAAAGTTTCCCGCCTCGTCGTCATTCCTTTAGTTGCGCCTCGCATCCCCGGCGTGCAGGTTGCTGCGCTGATTGAGTAGGCCACTCCGGAACCTTATGGGCGGCAATCCCCTGCTTTCAGGCGCGGACCAGCTCGATTTCGTTGCGCTTGAATGGCCTACTCAATCTCGACTCGGCAAGCAGGCCGGCTATAGTCATGGCCGGCCTTGTGATCAGCGGGGAGTGAGATTCCGCTGTGCCCGACCGTGGGGTGATGCACTTGCTGAGTCGATAGACGCAATTTACCTGCTAGTTTTCTGCAAGTCAACATGTTTTTTACAAACAAGAAAGTCTTGACTTGCCGCTCAACTTGATGGTAAATTTCCGGCATGGAAAAACTACTGCAATATCTCAATGCGCTGCCAACTGCTGACCGCGACCTATTCGCCGGCCGATGCGGGACCACGCAGAACTACATGCGCAAAGCGATCAGCACCGGGCAAACTTTTGGCCCTGCTCTGTGCGTACAGATCGAGCGAGCGACAGCCGGAGAAATTAGGCGCGCCGATCTGCGCAGCGACTGGCAACTGATCTGGCCAGAGCTGGAAGCGGCAGCATGAGCACCAACCGCAACGCACCAATCGTGCCGACCGCCTTTGCTCTGGTCTTGACTATCCTGATTCTGACTCTTGCCTGGGCGCTGTCGTGACAACACCAAATTCCTTGTCGACCGTAGCCCGTCCGAAAGTCGATCGCTTGATGATCGATGGAAAGCCAAAAATGTCCCTTGGGCAAGGACAACCAATCTCCTCCTCCCGCGCTGCCACCTCCCACCAAAGCGCGGGTTTCGCTGGCCCTTCGGGGCCGGCTTTTTTTTGCCTGAAAACGACAAAATGGAATTTCAAATCCCCTTCACGCCAGAGCCAGAGCGCGCAACCGCAGCCGGTCCGGTCAATCTAGACGCCCTGGGCGAAGTGATCGACGGCTACGAGCCCGACTGGCGGCCAATCCGCTCCGGCGAGGACGTTGGCCACCTGAATGCAAGCCTTGAGGCGAGCGAGGCATTGATAAAGCGGATGGAAATGCACCTTCGGTTCATGCACGAGGTGCTGGCCGAGATTCACGAGCTGACCGGCGCCGATTTACAGCACCCGCTGACCGACCGCGACATGATCAGGGTCAAGGCGCAAGTGGCGCTCAGGGCGGCATCAAAGTCAGGGCTGCTGACGTGAAGCCGTCCCGCTACATGCGCTCGCTGCCGCAGCTGCTGCGCAGCCGTAGCGCTGAATTCTGGCCGGTGTTGCGCTCGCTGGCTGCCGAGGAACTGGAGCGGCTGGCGGGCGAAAACTGCCGGCTACGGAAAAAACTTAACAGGAGGAAAAAGAAATGAGCATGCGAGCAAAGACGCTTGACAAAGCAATTTCCGAAGCAAATCGGTTTTTGGCTGCCGCTGAAGTTGTGAAGAGATCGGCAGGAACGACCGAATACCTGAAGGGAGACCCTTGGCATGAAGGCGGGCAGCATTGCGCTGCAGTGAAGCGCGCAAGCATGGATTTGTCGAGGGCGCTGGTCGACGTTCGGAGAGGGTCTTAGAGATGACGCCGACACCGGAACAAATGCGGGCCGCGCACCCTATGCTTGCCTCATCTAACTACCGGCGCTGGCGTGAAGCAAAAGCCGCGCGAGACATCGTGCAGCGCATCCTCTCGCCGATCGCGGCTGTCTCAGGCTACCGGGACGAGCTGCACCGGATGCTAGACGCAGGCGCCTATCTCGGGCCGGGACGCTGACACATGCCGGCGACCGTCAAAATCCACTGGACAGAGGCAGAGGACGCGCATCTGCTGACTCTGCGCGCTCAGGGCTACACAAACCAGCAGATTGCCGATTCTGTCGGCAGGCCGCGAACGACCATCGGTCACAGGCTCGTGGCACTCAAGGCGCAGCATTCTCCGGAGAAGCTGGCAGAGCTTCGCGCATTCCATGACAAGCGCCCGCAAGGACAAGCGCCTGTCGCAAATCTCGCCACGCTCTCACCTCGAGGCGATGCGTTTTGGACCGAAGAGATGGACGAGCGAATCACGTCGTTACGCTCCAACGGTCTTTCATATCGTGCGATCGGCGAGGCCATCGGCCGGCATGAGTCGACGGTTTGGGATCGACTGATGTTGCTGCTGCAGCGCAAGCAAGGATTGGCAGTCAAACCCGGGCCTCTCGACCGGAAGACATCAGGCCGCGCAGACTTCATGCGGCGCCCGTGCGGCCCGACTCCATCAAAGCCAGACGCCTCCCCGCATCCGCGCGAGCCTGCTTGGCGTCGGTGCCTTGGCGATGAGTGCGGCCTGGTGTTCTGGAGCCGCTCAGCAGACAACCGCATTTGTCCGCGCTGCAAAGGCGGCGGCAACGAACTGGTGCGCGGCGGAACGCCTGAATTTGCTCTGCACATCCGATGATCAAGCCCACCAAGTACCGAGCCAAGAAGCAGGTCGTCGACGGAATCACGTTCGCGTCGCGTGCCGAGGCGCGTCGCTACATCGAGCTGAATTTTCTTCAGCAGGTCGGCGATGTGTCCGGATTGAAATTGCAGGTGCCTTTCGTCCTAGCTCCAGCCGTGCTCATTCGTGGAGCAAATCGCAAGTCCCCGGCGCTGCGGTACGTCGCCGACTTTGTTTACATGCGTGACGGCGCGCGAGTCATCGAGGACGTGAAGGGCGCGATGACGCAGGCGTACCGGATCAAGCGGCATTTGATGGCGGTGCAGGGGCTGCACATTACCGAGGTTAAGGCGTGATCGAACTATCGAAAATCCGAATTGACGGCGGCACTCAGCCGCGCGCAGAGCTGAATCAAGCGACCGTTGACGAGTACGCCGAGGCAATCAAGACAGGCGCGCAACTGCCGCCCGTGACGCTGTTTTACGACGGCGCGCATTACTGGCTGGCGGATGGCTTTCACCGCTACTTCGGCGCCAAAGCTGCCGGCCGCACGACGATTCACGAGGACATCACCCCGGGCACTCTGCGCGAGGCGATCCTGTATTCGCTTTCGGCCAACAGCAAGCACGGGCTAAGGCGCAGCAATGCGGACAAGCGGCGGGCGGTGCAGACGTTGCTCGATGATGCTGAGTGGGGATCGTGGAGTGACAACGAATTGGCGCGTCGGTGCGCAGTTTCTGTGTCGTTCGTTGGCGACGTTCGGAGGGCTCACTATAGCCCGGCTATAGTGACAGACCAACATGCGCGCACCGTCACCACCAAGCACGGCACGACGACGACCATGAACACGGCCAACGTCGGCAAGAAAGCCAGGCCGGCAGAGCCCGAGAAGCCAACAGAACCACCAACACCACCAGAGCCCGAATACACCCCGCTCGACGCCGCGCACGATCAGATCAGCGACCTGCAAGACGCGCTCGCACGGGCTTCTGTCGGCGAGCTGTCGGCGGAAGAGAAGGAAGAAGCCGCTGGGCTCATAGCGCGGCTGCGGGAGGAAGTCCGGGTGCTGAAGGCGACACTCAAAGCGGTCACTGCGTCGCGCGATCACTACCAAGCGGAAAACGGCGAACTGAAGCACCAGATTCGCTTGCAGCGCCGGGAAATTGACAAGCTTGCCGGGACGAAAACAGCCTGATTTGAGGCAGCGACGCCGGCCGCTATGCCGGTAGGGAACGACGATGGAACTGGTACTTAGAGCGCATCAGACAACGATCCTGGACAAGCTCCGGCATGGCTTCGCGGCCGGCAATCGCGCGCAAGTGCTCTACGGCCCGTGCGCATTCGGCAAAACAGAGGTGGCAATCAGCATGATGCACGCGGCGGCACAGAAGGGGCGACGGTCAGCGATGGTGCTCGATCGGCGCGTCCTCTGCACGCAGACAAGCGCGCGGCTGTGGAAGTACGGAATTGACCACGGCGTGATGATGGCCGGCTCTGATCGGTGGCGCCCGGACCAGCGGATTCAAATCTGCACGGCGCAGACGCTGGAGAAGCGCGAAGGATTCCCCGGCGTCGACCTGCTGATCATTGACGAGGCCCACTGCATCCGCAAGGAAACGGCCGAATTCATCAAGAACAATCCATCCGTCAAGGTGATTGGCCTGTCCGGCTCGCCATTCACGAAAGGCATGGGCACCGTCTATTCGAGCGTCGAGTCTGCCGTGACGATTGACGAGCTTGTGGCGCAGGGCTGGCTGATTGCGCCGCGCGTTTTCATCGCGACCGAGATTGACATGACAGGCGCGCGCAAGGTTGCCGGGGAATGGTCAGCGGCCGAAACGACGAAGCGCGGGATTCAGATCACTGGCGACATCGTGGCCGAATGGGTCGCGAAGACGCACGAGATATTCGGCGGGCCGCGCAAGACCATCGTGTTTTGCTCTGGCGTGGCGCATGGCGAAGACCTGTCGCGCAAGTTCGCTGAGGCCGGCTACAACTTCATCTCGATCAGCTACAAGGACGACGACGATTACAAAGCCGAAGTGCTTGCAGAGTTCGACAAGCCGGATACCGACATCAATGGAATCATCGCCACCGACATTCTCACGAAAGGCTTCGACCAGAGTGACGTGATGATCGGCATATCGGCCAGGCCATTCAGCAAGTCATTTTCCAGCCACGTGCAGCAAATCGGCCGCGTCATGCGGACGTTTGAAGGCAAGACGCAAGCAATCTGGCTCGACCACTCAGGAAACTATCTGCGATTCCGGGATCAGTGGGACGACCTCTGCGCAAATGGCGTCAGCGAGCTTGACGACGGCGCCGAGAAGCCGAAGCCGGAACCGTCGCAACTCGAGAAAGAAAAAGCCCGCTGCCCCCGCTGCGGCTCGCTCTGGCCGTCGCACTCCGACACTTGCTCGCACTGCGGGCACATGCGGGCGCGGCGATCAGAGGTAATCGAGACCGCTGGCGAGATGCACGAGCTTGGTGGAAACAACGCGAATCGCAAGCACTCGACGGTCTACAAAACAGAGTTCTACGCGCAGCTTCTCGGGTTCGCTGAGGCGCGCGGGTACAAGCCCGGCTATGCGTTCTTCGCGTACCAAGACAAGTTTGGAGTTCAGCCTTCAATGGCCAAGCCGGCCCCGCAGACACCGAAGTTGGAGGTGATCAACTTCCTGCGATCGAGGCAAATAGCGCGGGCGAAGATGGCGCAGAAGGTGGCGGCATGAGGTTCGAAGAGT